ACCCTCCATTCGTTGTCCTCAAGCAGCATGGGCACAATCAATCCGGACATCATGCGGCCACGAGCAACTTTGCTCTCTTCGCCGGTCAAACCGAAGGGTAGGAAGGCAAAAGCATGGTCATCGTCAAGGTAGGTGGTCGGGGCCACGCCTAGTTCTGTCAGGTCTTCCAAGGGCCACAGCCTGAGGATGGTGGTTCGGAAATCCTCCATCATCGAGGACCTGCTGGGGGGGTCCGAATCGTAGGCCGCCCGGTAGGCCTCTTGCATATCAATCTCGTTGCGTGTGGCCCAGACGCCCATGCGCATACCGCGGGTTTCTTTGGAAAGCATCGACCATGCCAGGTCCATCAGGTTGTCACGAACGGCCTCGGCGAATATTCCGGCACGGTTGCCGCATTCGTCCGGTTGGGTGCTTCTTTTCTCGCCGGGAATCCTCATCCGCCCGTTACCAGCCCACCGCGTAGCCGTCCCGGCGGGGGTCGGCGGCTCCGTGCAAGGCTCCGTTCTCCTGGTCCACCTCAATCATCACCTCGCTACCCGAGGCGACCCAGGGCCCCATGACGTTCAGTTCGTGGCCGTGGCTCTCCAATTCGGCCCTGACTTCGGGGGAGAACCGGCTTTCCATGTGCAGCTCATTTTCGCAAGTATGAGGGAAATTGGATTCGGTAGGGCTATGGGTATTCCGCCATCGCGGGGCTTCCACCGCTTCGGCGACGGTCATGCCGAAGTCCAAGAAATGGGTGATTACTTGCAGGTTGGTTTGCACCTGCGTATCGGCGCCGGGAGTTCCGCAAACCAGTTTAAGCTGGCCCAGACCGGGGTTCGACCCCCCTTTAGCCCCCCCTTCGTAAGGGGGGAGATTGGACGCGGAGACCTGCGGGGAGGTGAACACCATGACGGGGTTCATGGTGTGGCGCACCCGTTTGCCCGGTTGGAGGCGGTCTACGTGGTCAGCTTCCAGGTGCCAGTAGGTCATGCGGTTGTTCAGCAATATCCCCGTGTCTCCGGCGATGATGCTGGAACCCCAGGCGCTCTGGATGCTCTGAAGCTGGCACACAGCGTTGCCCCACCGGTCTACTACGGCGAAGCAGGTAGTGTCTTCCTCTCCGTCGCCGCCGGCTGATATCGGCGTAGCAGTCTCACGGGGTTTCGCTGTTTGGTATGCCCACGGGTTTCCCGGCCGGACGTCCTGTGCGGCCCGGCCGGGGTCGATCTGCTTGGCCCGTTCTTTGGCGTACTCCTTGGAGAGCAATCCCGCGAGGGGGATGTCGATGTAGTCGGGGTCGGCCACGTAGGCTTCCCGGTCGGCGAAGGACATTTTCTTGGCTTCGACCATCAGATGGATCGAGGCTGCCGTGTTGCAACCCAGGGCTTGAAGGTCGAACTGCTCAACCAGGTTCAACTCTTGGAGGAGGATATGGCCGCTGGAGTTGGGCGGCGCTTCGTAGACAACGTGACCCCGGTAGGTGGTAGATATCGCATCTTGCCATCGGCTATGGCAATCGGCCAGGTCCTTCATCGTCAGGATGCCGCCCTGTTCTTGGCTGAACTTGATGATGGCTTGGGCGATGTCTCCCTCATAGAACGCTTCCCGACCGCCGTTGGCTATCGCTTGGAAGGTTCGGGCAAGGTTTTTCTGGTAAAGAATCTCCCCCGGCCGCAGGGGCCGTCCGTCCCTGGTGAAGACTGCCTGGGACGTGGGGAAGCTGCACAACAAGGAATCTGCAGCGATGGCGCTGGACAAGACGTGGCTGGTGGGGAAACCGTTGGCTGCCAACTCTATGGCAGGTGCTAGGACTTGTCCCAGCGATAGTACGCCATACTTTTCGTGGGAGGCCAGCCAACTGTCTAGTAGGCCGGGCACTGACACGGAGAGGATGCCTTTCGCCGGTATCCCTTCTGGCAGGTAGCTCTCACGGGTGGCGGCGTAGGGAGCCGCTCCGGTGCCATTGCAGATCTCGATGCGGTTCGTTTCTTTCCAGTGGACCATTATGAACCCGTCACCGCCGATGCCGGACATCAGTGGTTCTACCACGTTCAGCGCCGCAGCGGTGGCGATTGCGGCGTCCACGGCGTTGCCTCCCTGCTGCAATATGGAGATACCGGCTTGTGAGGCCAGGGGATGGCCTGAAGAAACCATGCCATTGCGCCCCATGACCACGGGTCTGTGGGACTCAAAATTCGCACTGTGGGGTGACTGGGTCATTGGGAGCCTCCTAGAAATCGGGGCGAGTCAAGATTTAATGAGTTGAAGCCCAAGAACAGGCTCAAAGGATTATCCTTTGGGTGGGCCGGGGCGTCAAGGAACCGGCACGTTGGATGGTTTGTGAGGGGAGCGTATTTTGCCGAGAACATCAGATCAATCAGAGGGCAAATAAAAAGGGCCACGCTCAAGCGTGGCCCTTAAAACTATCTTAGTTCGATCGCGGATTAATGTCCGCCGCAACCGCAGCCGCCACCACCACATCCACACCCGCCGCCGTCGCCGCAACCGCAGCCGCCAGCGCTGGCAAACATCGGGTTGTTGATTACGAACCCAACCTGTCCGCCGAAGTTCTCAACGAAATCTATCGTAGCTTCTTCAAGGAAGGGAACGCTGTCCGCATCCATTAACAGGTTGACGCCGTCCAAGTTCATGACCGTATCGTCGGCCTGGGTCTCTTTTTCCATGGTCAACATGTACTGAACGCCACCGGACTCCGCAGGCATCGCGATAACTCGCAGGGAACTATCGGTTTCCCCTTGCTCCTGCATAACTTCCTTGAGTTTCTCTATGGCTAGTGTGGTGACTTCCATATTTTTTAACGCTCCTTGTCATTCACTCAAGTAGCGAATCACGCGGTAGATTTGGTCAATTCAGGCTATCACACGGGTACATATGAGTCAACGATGATGGCACCCGTTTACGTGAGTTTCGGTGGGTGTTCTTTCATGGCATTGTAGAGGCTGTTTCACTGTTTATCAGCTTCCCGACCACCGGCGTTGCCAGGGTTCTTTTCTTGCCCGGTGTCACCATTACGTTGACAGGCTGGAATCCCCCTCTCTAAGCTCAGTATCAATAAGTTAACCGGGTTGGCAGCCAGGCCAACGGGCCGCATCTTTCGAAAGGGACAGACCCCGACGTGGGTCTGTCCCTTTCTTTGTTTTTCTGGCGGCGCAACCCGGAACATCGGACGTAACAGGAGGTGAAAGTTTGACTGGGACAGGCTTGGGGGTATGGGAGCGAGATAGACTGCTGGAAGCGTTGGACTCCTACCAACGGGGTCTAAGCGATGCTCCCCTCCTACACAAATGGACGGAATGCCAGGCAGGGCCGGTCGAGAGCGAAGAGGACTCGCCGATGGCCTTCGTAATCTCCACCGACGAGGTTGACCGCCATGGTGACGTGATACAGACCCAAGGATGGCAACTCGATGCCTACCGGAATAACCCGGTGTTTCTTTGGGCCCACGATTACTCTCGACCGGTCATAGGCCGGGCATCGGAGGTATGGCATGAGCCCCATCGCCTCCTGGCCCGGATGAAGTTCGCGCCCACCGACTTCGCCCAAGAAGTCGCCATGTTGTACCGCACCGGGTTTCAAAAGGGTGTGTCGGTGGGATTCAAACCCTTGCGCTACGAAGAACGCCGCCACGAGAAAACGGGGGCGTTCTTGGGGATCCGTTTCCTGGAGCAGGAGTTGCTGGAAACCAGTGCGGTACCCGTTCCGGCAAACCGGAACGCCCTTACACGCGCTCTGGAGCAAGCCCCGCTCGTCGGAGAGTACCTGCGCCGGATCGATGCCATCGAACATGCGGATGGAGCTCCATCGCACGATGTAAGTCTTTCCAACGGCAGTGGGACTGAACGGATATGGCCGGAGTTGACGGCCAGAGTGGACGAGCTAGGCAAGATGGCCTGCGAATTGGCTCAGATGCTGGAGGAGGCGGAGCAATCAGATGGCTCCCCGGCATCCATGCGGCAACTGGACCGAGTGGTGGCGTTGATTCGGGAAGCCCGCGCTTAGAAACCCAACGACACTGGATAAATCTATCAATCTTGGAGGTAGGAATGACCATAGCGACTCAAGACCTAGACCTAATCAAACGGGAAGTGGCTTCGATACGGGAGTACTACCAGTCCCGAATAGATTCGGAGATACCCCCTCTTAAGGAAGAAGTGGACCGCGTTGCTGCCCAGCTTGCCCATGTCCAAGAGATGTGGCGGGAAGGAGAGAAGCGGGCAATCATGTCCAAGTACTCTGGCGGCGATCGCTCCCGCGTACCCTGTGGCAAGTACACGGGCTTGGACCACTTGGATATGGCCTGCGTTCGTAGCTTGCTGAACGCCCAGCTTCGGGAACCGGCGGGCCTGAATCCCCGCATGCTTGAGGACTGGCAAACGAACATCAAAACCGCGATGGACTCCACCAACTCCGGCAGCGGCGACGAACTGGTAGACACCCAGGAGGCTCGGGCGTTGTGGGACGACGTCAACCTGGAAACCGCTGTGGCTCCTCTGTTCAACACGATACAGATGCCCAGCAACCCCTTCCAGATCCCCCTGCAGTTGGGCGACGTCAACTGGTACCCCGGCACGGAGAACGTGGCGACGAAGAGCACGGCTTTAGCCACCTCGCGCCAAACCCTTACCGCCTATGCATTGGTAGCTGAAGTTCCCTGGTCCTACGACCTGGATGAGGACGCCGTCATCGCCATGATGGAGGAGCTGCGCCGTGGCTTGCTGCGGAACGCCCGAGAGGTGATCGACGACGTTCTTTTGAATTCGGATACGACAACTACCAACAATATCAACGCCGACGGAACCACGATATCGACCACCGACGCCGGAAAAGGCCATTGGTTAGTGGGTTTCGACGGTCTGCTACATCAGCCTTTGGTGGACAACACCAGCCAGGCCAACAACCACAACGCCGCCGTTTCCGACGATATGTTCAATGAGATTCGGGCCAAGCTGGGGAAGTATGGCGTCCGCCCTTCGGAATTGGTGTACGTCTGCGACATCAACACCTTCATCCGTTCCCTCAGCGTGGGTAACTTCCGCACCTTGGACAAGTTCGGTCCCCAGGCGACTGTGCTGACCGGCCAACTGGGTGCCGTGGAAGGTATACCAGTCATCGTTTCGGAGCAGATGGGCCTGGCTGACACCGACGGCAAGGTTGCCGACGGGGGCAACGGCACCGATACCGGAAGGCTGCTCATCGTCAACCGCAGCCAGTGGCGCGTCGGATTCAAGCGGGAGTTGGCTATCGAAACCGTCCGAGACGCGCAAAAGCGCCAGAACATCATGGTCGTCAGCTTCCGTATCGCTCCACAGGAACGTAGCGGGTCCAGGTCCACGGCGACCCATACCGCTCTCCAGTACAACATCACCGGAGTCTAGGCTCCGGAAGACTAACGAACTAAAAGCGAAGTCACCGCTGCGTCAGCAGCGCTATATAAGGAGGATTCATGACAACCATCAGCCGGGCAGACCCCACCGCAGAAGCGGTCAAGAACATGCTTTCACCGGATCAGTCGGGAATCGCTTACGTGATGAAGCGGTACATCGTCGAAGATTTGGCGTCGGGCAATGCCAACGCCTTTGCCTTCGCCGTCCAGAACCCAGAGGGCGTCGATTGCGTCGTCACCAATGTGATTGTGGACATCACAACCGCAGGAGGCACTGGCAGCTCGGTCTTGGACGTGGATGTGGCGGCCGACGCCACGTCCACCGGGGACTCAATCATCGACGGACTGGACCTCAACGCCACCGGCGTCGCCGACCGTCACGACGATGCCGGGTCCAACGGAGGCGAAGCCCTGAAGTGGGACAAGAATGGGGGAACCAACGACTACATCACGGGGAAGATCTTGGTGCAGAATGCCGCCAACTTGGCTGGCAAGGTAATCATCGAGTACGTCCCTCTGAGTTGATGAGATGTCTGAATCCAAAAGATGGGTCGTTACCAAATATCCGCGGGAAAGGGATGCCTGTGATGAGAACGTTCAAACAGGAAAGATTCCGATAGATCAACTCTTCCCGTCCGGACACTACCACCCGCCCGCCCATCCAAACTGAGCCTGCGTCATGGTGCTCAGTTAGAGCAAGCACTTGATCGGAACAGATACAAAATCCTAATCACCATAGAGGTTCTATGAGCTATACCGAAGGAGTCCATGACTCACCGGCCGATACCAGAGACCGGTTGGTCCGCATCGGCTCTAAATACCAAGCCTCTGCCCCCACGGTAGCTGACGGAGACAACGCCTATCTGCTACTGGACTCCGCCGGACGGCTCTTGATCTCCGGCGCGGCGGCCCACGATGCCGCCGCCGCCGGGAATCCCCTGCGCGTCGGAGGCGTTTACCGGTCCACAGTACCGGCGGTGGCGGCGGGTGACATCGTAGACCTATTGCTGGATGCCGCTGGATGCCTCCAGTTGGCATTCAGCCCGGATACCTTCAAGGTTATCGATGCCGTGGCAATCACCGCAGGCACACCCGTCACGGTCTGGACACCGGCCAGCGGCAAAACGGTGCGCCTGCTGGGCTGGGTATTGTCGTCCAGCGCCGCCGCCGCTTTGGAGTTTCAAGATAGTGCGGCCGCAGGGACCGTCATCGCCCAAACCCCGTTGCTGGCCGCCGCCGGGACCCACAACGCGCCCCAGCTTGGTGAAGGCATTGCCCTGGCCTCCGCCGATAATACTCTGGAACTGGACGTAACTGGCAGCGGCACTATCTCCGGCATGGTGTTCGGGATAGAGGAATAATAGAAGGCCTACGGTGTGTGGAGCACCCTTGAGAATCAGTGAGGGTCAAACATGAAATCATCGAACAAAAAGAGATCTACGACTCATGAACGGCGAACGGCCAGCATCGGTGCCGGCTTAAGCAATGCCGGCGCCGATGCCCCGGTGGTCAAGGACATTGGCCACCCAACCCTCCCAGTCCGTGGGGGCGGCGAAAACCTGCCGGTGGCGGCGACGCCCCGGCTAGGGCAGCCGGAACCGGAAGACATCCTGATCGACGTGGATACCTACGGGGACGGTATGGCGTTTCGATTTACCTGGAGGTAGCCATGGCAATCTCAGGAACTATGAAAGTAACATCGGCCGGGACCCGGGTGCAGGCAGCTCACAAAGGCAACGTTCGCGCCGTGGTATTCAAAGCCCGGGCCGATAACACCGGCGACGTTTACCTGGGAGGCAGCGACGTGTCCTCCACCGACGGTATGACGCTGAGCCCCGGCGAATCTATCCAGGTTAGCCTCGCCGATCCGGAGTCCACGTCCCAATTCTGGGCCGATGCCGCCAATAACGACGACCAAATAGATTTTGTGGGGAGCCCCTAAATGGTTCAGCCTCAAGAAACCCACCGCCCGCCGCTGCGTACGGCCATCGAGTCCTACGTAAGTGTTACCGGCGCCACCTATGCCGCCAAGGCCGGGGACCGGCTGATCGGCGTCAACCGGGCCGGGACCGTCACTATAACGCTACCCTCCGCCCAGCTTCGGGCCGGCTGTACCTACACGGTCAAAGACGAGTCCGGCGCGGCTGCCAGCAACAACATCACGGTGGCCACGGAAGGCTCGGAGACTATCGATGGGTCGGCCACCGATGTTATCTCGGACAACTACGGAGCCAAGCATTACTACTCCAATGGCTCTGATTGGTTCGAAGTGCCCTTGCTCCCGGCCGCCGCCGTTGCTCACTCCGCAACCACCGGCCAGGGCACAGACGATCACCATGCTGAAGTGCACACTGCCGCCCACGCCAGTGGTGGCGCCGACGCTATCAAGCTAGACGATCTGAGCGCTCCTGACGACAACACCGACCTGGACTTTTCCACCAGCGCCCACGGCCTAGTCCCCAAGGGAACCAATGTGGGAGATTTCCTGCAAGATGATGGAACTTGGGCGGCTCCAGCGGGAGGAAGCGGCGCCGTGACCCGGGATGGGGGGCAAACGACCGAAGCAACGACGACGAGCGCCAGTGCCGTGGACCTAATGAGTGCGACTAGCCTCACAGTCGCCGCACTGAGTCCGTTCTCGCTGGTGTATGACGCTCGCAAGACATCCGGCGCCGCAGCCCGAACTGCATGTGCTTTGAAGGTCAATGCCACGGTTGTTGGGGAAGCCGTAAGTCTGGCAAACGGAGGCTGGCAAGCCGGTAGCGCAGACCAAGCTGAAACCGGGATGTGCTGGGTAAAATCTGGGGCCAGACTTACGGATTACGATGGCGGCATGGCGGGGATGTTCAAGGTTAATCTCGCCGCCGACGGTACTCACCAGAACACCCACACCAGCTTTGATGGTCTTTTTGACACCGCTGACATGCTGACCGTGCAAATCACCAGCCTAATCATTAGAGGCATCACGCTCCACGCAGGCCAAACTCTGGGGGTAGACGAGATGCACGTTTATGAATACGCAACCAGCTGATGCTGTACATCTTCGCAGGATTCCCAAGTAACGGTCTCCATGCTGGTGGGCTTCAATTCGCCATCGAAGAGGTAGAGGAGCTTGCCGTTCTGAACCATGACCCAAGCGCCCAGTACCGTAAAGAAGGCGTATTTACAGTGACGAGCATCGGCGAGGAATGGTTGAAGCCGGTGGAATTTCTTTTGAGCCCGATGTGCCTGATAGACAGTATCACCTGGGATTGGTTCCCTGAGAACTGGACGTTTGGAAACGGTGTAACGGTCAGTAAGAC